GAAATACTACGAGCATTCTTAATCTCATTATTAAAGAACTGCTTCAGGTATGATGCAATATGAAATTTCTTATCGCCTGTGGTGCCAGTTGCATCCACCAATTCATCAAGGAAAGGACCACAGATCTGACACATACGTTCGATCTTAGAAATATAATTATCAAACTTTGTCATCTCTGCACGAGAGAACCCAACCTTATGCATAGGAGTATCGTTCCTGACAATCAATACTTCAGGAATGTCATTGTAAGTATCAACAGGTGCTCCTGCCATTGCTTGCATTGTAGGAAGATCTGTTCCCTGATAATGAGTATGAAATACTACTCCGATCTTTGCTCTGCCAGCTTTTTTACCAATATCGTGGTTAACAGGGATGCCATAAGTAATAGTGTTTGGTCGAAATGTGTAGAGTTGTTCGCCATCTACCGTCTCCTTTCTAATGTCCGATGTAAATAAAAGGTCTCCCTGAATAACTCCCTTGATACCAAGTTTACTGAAGTATCGATAAGAGAACTTGAGTTTTTCTGCTAAGTCTCCATCATACATAGAGTCCACATCTTCTTCTGAATAGCAGATCTTTGGTGTGTCTTTATTAAAGACAGACTTTGTTCCAACAAAAAAGATATCTGCAAGGGGATCCATGCCACAGATAACAGAAGGAGCACCGTCCCACTTGGTCTGCATGAAACCACTACTCTCTTGCTGTCCCAGCATCTTGCGGAGTTCTTTCAAGAAAGAGACTGCTGCTTTACACCCTTCGACGCCGTAGTTCAGCATCTCATCTTCCAAGTGCTCTAGGTGCTTGAGCTGTTTAATATTTGCCATCAGTCTACGTACCCGTCCTCAGGAATGCTGAACACCGCTTCGCCGTTGAACTTGTATGCTGACTGTAGTTTATCAGGCCATGGGTCCGAACTGCCGCTTGTGTCACGAATGTTAAACTTCAATTCCATGACTGGTGTTTTGACCGTGATGTCAACACGCTGCCCCGTACCAGTCTTACCACCATAGTGGACAATTACCGAACTGACTCTAGTAGCACGATCACATAATTGCTTAGTCATGGGGAAGTTCTTGATCTTACTTCCTTGCTTATGAGTGTAGTGATATCCATATCCGATAGAACCACGAATCATACCTTGCAATAGTGTTCTGTTGAATTGCGGACTGGGATCATTGCCACCACTCCTAACTTTACCATTGTATGCTTCATTGAAAATTCTGCAAAACCTATCGTTGTTAATACCAAATGTTTCTAGAACTTTCAGTCCCACATCAGTTTTAATAGAACCACTCTGTATATCTTCTTTAGTAAAAATTTTCTTGACACCTAGGTTAGACATAGTAGTTGTGCCACTAGTCTTCAAAGAAAGATATATGACACTTGTTTTAGATCCCTTCTTAGTTGTTAGTGTAAGATCTGTAACTGTAGCTCCAATATCATAGTGTGATCCATCAGCATCACCAACCTTCCAGTTTCCATTTTCATATTTCAGTGGTCTCTTTTTGTTTTCACCACCCTCAGCAATTACTTTTACTACTTGACAATCTTCCAAATCATAATAATTAATCAAGTCATCGATAAATCCTTTGTATTGATTGTTAGTGTAATCACCTTCTTCAATCCAATCATTTAATCCTTCCTCCAATTGTCCTTCAAATAAATTACCCCTGTTTCCTGTGCCACGATTACCTCTGCTACCGTCGCCCCAGGTAATTTTGAAATTGGAATCTAGTCCAACTTGTTTTTTAATCTTGCTTACATCGACAGTGCCCTTCAATCCACGCATGATTTTACAACTCTTACCTGCGTTAGTTTTAGGATTAAATGCCAATGCATCTTCTATACCATAGTGCTTCTTAATATGGTTATAGAAATGAATGATTGGACCTCTGTACTTCTTATCAATACTGCTCCCTGCAAGAGCTCTCATCTCAGAGGAGTTTTTAGGTATACTATTAAATGCCATAAGAAAACCTCCCGTCTAACTATTTAGAGGGAGGTCATATTTATACTTCGTATTTCGCCCAGAGTTTACGAATGTTCTGAGTGATTGGCATACCGCTTGAGTAAGTTTCAAGTAGTTCTCCTTCTCCATCAACAACAATCAGGACAGGTGTGGCAGTGATGCCATACTTTTTAGCAATGGCAATGTTCTCTTCTGGAATTGGTTCATCACTGAAATCTTCAAGATGAACTTCTTCGATGAGTTCAGTACGCTCATCATTGAGAGCATTGAAGTATCGCTTTACCAGACCACAAGGACCACAAGAGTCCTTGGTAAACAAAATAAACCTAGTCTTCATCTTTCTCCTTTTTATTAAATCCAAATGGACCAGACAGTTTGTCTTCTAGTGCTTGCTTAAGTGCAACACCACCAATCGCTTCCATGACTTTAAGGACTTGCTCAGGTTTGGCATCTTCTCCAAGTTCTTTGGCGATGTACCAATACTTTGGCCAGAAAGTTTCACCTGCATTCTGGTAATCTTCTAGTGTAAGTGTTTTCATCGGTCGTTAGCAGCACGGTTTTCAGAGAAGTAGATGTCGAAGGAACCTTCGGGATAACGTTTCTCAAGTTTCTTCACGTTAGTTGCAATGACTTCATCAAAGCTGATACCCAATGCCATTGTTGCTTGAGCGACATACCATAGAAGATCACCCAACTCAATAATAAGATGCTCACGGTTGTCCTCGTTCCAGGGTTTTCCTTGGAATACCATCTTCTTAATGATCTCAAGAAACTCACCACCCTCAGCATTAATTCCAACCCCAGCAGTAAGAAGTCTCTCAATATTGGCACCTTCTCGGTCAAGCTCACCAATACGATCAGCAAAGTCAACAAAATTCGTACTAGCATTACTAGTGACAGCAGCAACAAATTCTTCGTAGCGTTCAAATTTAATAGTCATACGTTCCATTCAGCAAATTTAGATAGTCTGTTTTGTGATTCAGCGAATTGTGAGAGTTTGTCTCCCACGTCTTCTGTGTCGATGCTGATTTCGGAAGCATCATCCGCAACATCATACAACCTCATTTTGGATCTGTCAATTCCCACCATGAATTTTCGTGAGGTAGCGAGGTCTGAGTACCTGTTCTTAAGTTGTTTGACCATGAGGCGACCCTGTTGTTCAAGCTCCTCAGTAGAGATAAGGGCAAACATAAAATCAGCAGTGGCAGGAAGGCCAAAAGACTCAGAAGTATCGGTAAGATCTGGATCACTATTGCCATAACCACTACGAGTGGTCTGAGTAGCACTAACGATAGGGAGATTAGCTTCCACAGCAAGACCCCGAAGCTCCTCAGCAATCGCTTTGACATACGTGTAACTGTTGACAACTGCACCTTTATACCTCGCACTTGCACATATATTAAGATAGTCTACGAAGATGATATCAGGTTTGAAATCTTTCTTCAACTTTAGATCACTCAGGAGTGCCCTGAAGTGTCCTGCATGTGCTGACGCTGTGGGGTATTCCTTGATAATAAGTTTGCCTCTAGTCTTTCGAGCGATCTCCTGAACTTTACTAGTGAAGAGAACTTCAGGAAGTTCTGTAATGTCTTTGACAGCGACATTTAAAAGGTTTGCGTCAATTCGTTCAGCAATTTTCTCCTCTGCCATTTCACATGTAATGTAGAGAACGTTGTAGTTCTCGCTGAGCGCGGCAGCAGCCGCATGGCACATGAATAGAGACTTGCCGACGCCTGTACCAGCAAGAGCGACGTTGAGAGTCTTGTTAGAGAGACCACCTTTCGTGATAAAGTTAAACTTTTCGAGATCGAAGGGAACCTTCTCTTCTTTGCGGTGGTAGAAGTCATAGCGTTCTGATGCTTGTTCAATGTAATCGTGTCCTATGTGTTCGTCGAACGATACTGCCAAGGCTTCTTGGAGTATGGAGGGTATCGCATCTCGCGAAACCTTCTTATCGCCTCCATCTGCGATCTTGATGGACTGCATGAGGGCGATGTATATAGCTCTGTCTTGGCACCACTTTTCTGTGGAGTCGAGCAACCATTCGTAGTCAACCCATTCGTTGGAAAAACTGGATACCGTCGATAACGAATCTTGGAACGCATCGTCAGTAAGGTCATTACGATTTTGTATATTAATCGCAAGGACTTCTTGAGTAGGAACTTTATCATACTTAGAAGCGAAGTCAGCGATCTCTTCAAAGATAATCTTCTCATGATATTCTTGGAAATAATCTGCTTTTAGGAAAGGAACTACCTTGCGATAATACTCCTCAGTGAAGATGAGGTTTCGCAAGATAGTGGTTTCAATACGCTCAATTGCCATAGGAGAATTCTTTCTGTGCTGCGACTTCCAGTTGTTCCATCACTTCGGGGGTGAAATATTTTTCGGGATCAGCAAGTACAGCAGAAGGATAAACGGAAGATTCCCCAATAAGAACCCGATTGCCGTTCTTCCCGAAGACTCCGTACTCGATACCCAGTTCCAGTAAGCCGTAGTATTTGTCAAGACCTCGCTCGTCGAAAAATAGACGTGTTGCAACTTTACTCCCTTCGATGGTTAGACGAGACTTCTTCGCCTCGCATTTGATAATGTTACCAACAACTTCCTTCTTACTGTCTCGTTCTTTACTCTTTGAAAGATAGATGATAGTAGAAGCAGCATACTTCAGACCTGTGCCGCCACCCATCTCCTTTGTAGGAACATAGGAACCGATCACATCATATGTATGGTTAGTGACAATCATAGGCACCTGCGCTTGTCCTAATTTAAGGGTAAGCACACGGAAGGCACCTTTGATCAACTGACTCTTAGTCATGTCTCGGACCTGCTTGTCGTTAGCAACATCTTCCATCTCCTTGGTGGTGGAAAGCATACCAAGAGAGTCTAGCACAAACATCATAGGCACACGCTCGTCCTTGGGTTCCTTGAGATACTTGTCAAGGATCCTACATGCCTGTGTCCTAAACTCTTCAATGGTAGCGACAGGCATGATGATCATGCGCTTAGAGTCGATACCACGAGACTCAATCATATCACGGGAAATGGCGGATTCAGTCTCAAAATAAATGACGCCACCTGTAGGATTAGCATCAAGGAAATTACGAACGACAGAAAGAGCGAAAAAAGTCTTCCCCGTGCTCGATTCTCCTGCCAGGGCAGTAACCTTATTGGAAGGAAGACCTCCAAACAACGAACCACTAACCAAGGCGTTAACGATATAACTGCCAGTATCAACATAATCAGTAATGTCGCCAGCAGCAATTCCTTCGCTAACCAAACCAGCAAACTCGTTTCCACTTTCTTTAATTACGGTGTCTAAGAATCCCATTGATCTACTCGTTCCTCATAAAAGTTGACATAATTATAATCGTTCCGCATAAGTTTGGCAAATGCCATAGCGGTTTCGTAGTCTTCAAAGCACTTAATGTCCTCAGGTCCTACTTGACCCACGACATGATTAGTCCATGTGACTACAAAGATTTTCTTGCTCATGAAAAGAAACTCGAAATTGTAATGGTCTTCTCGTGGGTCCAACCAATACATTGTAGCACGTTTTTCAACGGTTCGAGGAATGACTTTTCAAATTGTGTTTGGTAGTCCACATATTTTTCAAGACCCAACTCCTTTGGCAGTTCACCAAAGAAACTGATACAATTCTCATGAATTGGATTTGGTGTCTTGAGATACATGAACTTGATCTTCTCACCTTCCTGAATGAGAGGATGCTTGTTCTCTACCTTATATTTTCTTACGTAATGATTATAAAGAAGAGCACCTCTTACGTGGATTGGTGTTCCCTTCTGATAGATCTCAGTTGGGTGTCGATACTTGGCGAGGTTATTGACTCCTCTAGGGAAGGCGACATCTGAATAGTGTCGCTCTCTCGTCTCTGTTCTGACACCATTGATGAAATCGATAAGTTCATCATTTGTCTTGCCGATAATAATCTTAAACGCTGCATACAACTTGTCCCTAAAATACGCAGGAGTAGAGCTCCTTGCCGTCTCAAGACCCATGATCTTCATCTTGGGTTCTTTGTATCTAACTCCCTCACTGTCCCATACGTTAAGAATGTAACGCTTCTTTGCAGTCCAGATGCCACGATCAGCGATGTTCTCTCGCTTCATGCTCATCTTCTGGTCATACGCCGAAACGTAATCTGCAAGTTCTTGATATGAACTCTCGATAAAAGGTTCCAGTTTCTCCTGGCAGATCTTATCAAGTATGGAAACAATTGCTGCTTTATCGCCAGACTTAGCAATAAAGAATTTATCAACAAGAGGTCCAAGGTTAAGATAGATTGAGTCAGTGTCAGATGCAATGACATAATCTTTACCCTCAGTTTTTAACAGTGTATTTAGATACACATTCATCTTGTTCTCAATCCATCGAATTGAAACTTGACCCGACAAGGTAATTGCTTCTGCATTAGCAAGACGATAATAGCGGAAGTGTTCATTACCAATAGCACCATAAGCACTATTAAGAGAGATCTTTTTTGCCATCTGAATGTTATTACAGCGGGCAATTTCTTTCGTAAGTTCGATAGTTGGTGTCTTCTCGTATTGTTTCTTTGCTTCGATCATCTTCTTCTTAAAGATGACACGAGAATCGTACATCTTCTTCATCATCTGAGGAAGAAACCCATGCTTGTCTTTGCGGTACTGTGCGCCATTCGCACACACAGCAAACTCACCGTCAATCTCTACCTGTTTATCAAGTATCTTATCAACGGTTGCCGATGAATGTCTGGCATCTTGGAGGGTCTCGGGCGAGATATTGTACTGCATAATAAGGTGAGGATACAGACTGTTGAGATCAAAACTGACCACCCAATCATAAAACCCAGGAATCGGTTCTTTGACATATGCACCTGCATACTTTTCCGTCTTAGTCGCTTCCTTCTTTGGCGGGATAGCAATCTTACGCTTTAGAAGTTCGCAGTAAATATAGTTATCCCACATGCGAACCTGACTAAACACATCTTCATAATTCACCTTGGCGTCATATGCCATGGTGTATGCAAGTTCAATCAGTTTCATCTTGTCATCAAGCTTATCCACCAGACGAACGTCATGGATGTTGTACTCGATGAACTTCTGCCAGTCGTTCTCATAGAACTCTTTGAACGTATCAAACTCAGAGTGATCAAGTTTCTTCTCACTCAGTTCAACAAAGGCGATATGATCTAGTCGGTAAGACTCTTGGTTTGTGTAAGTGAACTTCTTATACAGTTCCAGATAATCAAGCGTAGAGATACCGAGCATGTCGATAGAGAAGTTCTTGCGACCTTTGATAAAGATCTCACGCTGCGATACTAGTTTCCATGGAGACAGAAGTTTGACATACTTATCCCCCAAGATACGATCAATACGATTGTGGATGTACGGCATATCGAACAACTGCACGTTCCATCCAGTAATTACATCTGGAAAGTTTTCTTGCCAGTATTCGAGGAATGCACCCAACATGCTTTCTTCTGATCGGAAATGCATGTAGTCCACCATGGGGTCTGTGTTATTGAATGCTCTCGCTCCGAACACAACAATTCGACCAGTGAAACTATCTTTGATTGAGATAGCGAGTATTTCCTGATCGGCAGTTTGGATATCTGGAAATCCGTTTTCGGCAGCGGTTTCAATATCGATGGTAAATACACGAATCTTTGAGGAGTCGAACTTAAGTTCTTCCTCAGGATGCTGCTCAGCAATGTATTGATACAAGAACCTAGAGTTCCCATAAATCTCGAAGTCATCTACTTCTTTGTATTGTTTTACGAAGTCTCGTGCTTCGGAAATAGATCCAAACTTATGAGGTTCTACACAATCACCTTCTAGTGTTCTCCACTCAGAGTAATTCTTTGTAGGCAGATACAGCGTAGGGTTGAAAGGAACCCTGACGCTATAGCGATTGCCGTTCTCATAACCACGTACAAGCAGACGGTTGCCTGCTTGCTCAACACTAGTGTAAAACTTCATTCAAGACATTCAATGTATCTAGCAAGGATTGTCTTGCTAGGGTTGGTCACAACAGTCAGGTCCGAAGACCTGACATTAAATTCACGCTCAGAAGAATGCTCTGCCCATGGAACCAGTTGACCTTCATAGTCTACCAAATATGGTTCGACTAACCAGACATCAGGGTCGCCTGGTAAGGTGTCCCCCTCAACTGGTTCTACTTGAGCGATGATCCATTCATTCTGCAGCTTGATCAGGTTCGCCGTTATCTCCATTTTCTAGTTCCTCAATAAAATCTTCGGGTAGTTCATAGAAAACCCTTTCCTTCGGGATGCCATAACCTTCCAATTCAGTAACATAGTTATCCAGAATTGCATTGTCTGGATAAGTTACACTGACAATGTGCTCACCATTGATCCTGAACTCTTGTACTGGTGTGTAGGGACACCACTTAGAATAACGAATCGGCAGATTGCCATTCTCATCTTTTTCACCAAGACCAAGAACAAATGGATACAGCATCTTGTATCCTACAGTTCTTTCTTGCTCATCTTTTACATCACCAAATAAACAAAGAACTCTTTCGCCAGTGGAAAGAATTGCAATGCGAACTGAATGATTAATCCTCAGTTCCTGATTCGTCTCTTCCATATTTTTCAACCTTTTCAGTAATTTTGTTTTCGTATGCTTGCTGCAATCCTGGTTCAGGATTGCTGATAGTCATAACACTATCATAAGGAATCTTGAATTGCCAATCTGAGGAGTAAGGATTCCACTTACTAAACCTGATTTGATATTCACTTCCCATCTGTTCAGTAAGATACTGAGGGGATGCGCCATCTAGACTCAGGATGTATGGTTCTTCCATGAGAAGGCAAACGCCTTTTTTGTTCTCATCTTCCCCATCGAAGATTTCCTTCAGTTCAGCAATAACACGATCACCAGTCTTTAATGTAAGGATTGATACTGCCATAGTTATTGTGATTTCGATCTTAGTTTAACACCAAAAAAGGGGGATGTCAAATCCCCCTTCAACATTATTTAGAACCATTTTTTTCTTTTCTGTTTTTCTGGTAGATTCTTGATAAGAGTAATTGTCAGTAGTCCATCTTCAAATTTTACATCTTCAATCTCTACGTCATCTCCCATCTGCCAGTTGCGTGAGAATGTTCTATATGAAATTCCTTTGTGTTGATATGTTCTCTCTTTGTCTGCTGGTGCTTTACGAGCAGAGACTGTTAGAACATTCCGTTCTGTCTCGACTTCAATATCATCTCCTGAAAATCCAGCAAGAGCGACCTCCAATAAGGTTCTACCATCATGTCCATCAACAACATTGTAAGGTGGGTAATTTGATCCACCTCCCGCAAGAGCTTCGAGTCTGCTGAATGTTTCATTGAATCCAATTGAATAGGGGGTATAATGTTCCCAAGTTATGTTAGTCATGTCCTTGAATAAGCGACGTTTACGTAGGACCCCGAAGGCATCCTTGGCGTAAAAGGGGGGCATGTATGCCCCAACTCCTCTTACACGTATACTTATATCGATTCAAAGGTTTTTGCAGTTAGCAATCCTGTCTGGGGAACCGAACCAAAATTTCGGTTCTTACTAATAAAATCTAGAGTATGTTCGGTAAACAAGTCAAAGGCAATAGAATACCTTGTAGTATTTGATTGTTGTGTATCTACCCTATGCTCTAACCATGCAGGAAACATATTCATAGATCCCACAGTATTGACAGATTTCCACCACCCAAAGTATGTACTAAGATAAGGAAACCAATAGTCAGTAGTTGATCCCAGATTAGACAAGGATACATTTCCACTGAGATATGCATTCTCTGTAATGTTGTGGCAATGAATATCAATTTTTTGACCTGCTTCTAAAGCAACTGCCCAACCACGAATCCACACTTTATCTCGGGCAAGAGGTTCCTCTCCCATGGCAGTCATGTATGAAGAGTATGTCTGGTAAATTAACTTTGCCAGATATTTCATCTCATCAAAATTCCAAGAGAAAATATTATAAGTCTCCCACACTTTCTCATAAGATCTTTCATTACGAGACTCAAGAATCTTAGCAAGTTCAGTGCAAAGATACTGGTTGTAGATATCAGTATAGATTGATATATCAAAGTTGGGTGCAAACGGTGTGTTCGCATCCCAACTCTTCCATCTATTTAAATTTGAATTTGAAGATCGTACCTTTGCTGGATGATTATCTAATTGATTCATTCAGCAGCAGTTTTCTTTCGTCCAATATTATACTTGCTCTCAAGCGTCCAATCATTTTTTTCTTTAAATGACAAGACTTTGATTTGATTGAGAGGAGCAAGATCAGCAATCTTCTCTGCATCTACAACAGTAATCAATCCCCAATCACTGAGGAGTTGCACAATGCGATTGCGACGTTGAACATCATTCAATGATAGATTCGTATTCTTACCGTCAAGAGCGAACAACTCTTTGAAGTGTACGATATAATACTTGCCTTGTTTGTGTAGGATATGACAGGATTGGTAGATCTTTTTCTCTTTGCGAGATGCTACTCCAATGCGAGTCAGAGTTTCTCTCACCTTGAGAAAGTCATCTGGTTCTCCAAGAACCACCTCAACCATGTCAGTTTGTTTCCACTGGACTTCAATTTCACCGCTCATTTTCTACCACCTTTATTCAATACCTTTGTAATATGATCTAGTTGATCCTTGGTGAGAATCCTGAGTGCTTGTAGAGCTTTATCGTCATTATAACCATAATACTCTTTTACCATTTCAAGATAATCAATAGAATCTTTACGTGCCCATGGAGAGAAACGCTTCCTTGGCTTCACACTATTTAGTAAAAAATCATATTGCATCTTCTTTGGAAGTTCTGGATACTTGTTCATCTCATTGGCATATAAGATAGTATCCGTAAAAGAACTGAGGCACCTGTTAACAATGTAAGGAGGATACCCTCGCTCAGCATCAGGGTCTCCATTAAGTAGATTCTTTTTCGATTGGTTGATGCTGTAAAGGTAGTCTTTTAGTTGGTACGTCATTCCAGTGTCTAATCACTCCACTAATAATAAAAAGGTTGGTAACCAAGTAAGAAATAAAAATAAGGGTGCGTATGCCAGCAATAGTATCAGCCTCTCTGTCTGTGCGTCCATACTTTTCACCCAGTGCTTTTGCCCAAATCCGCCACATTAGAACTTCGCAGTAACACCAATAACTTTTGCATTAGGATTACGAGCAAGGGCGACTTCCTTTGCTTCATTGTAGTTGCGAGCAATCACCTCTTCACAGAAGACCTTGCCAGCAACAAAGAGTTTGACTTCACACTTCATAATTGAAAAGGACGAGTTCCTTGCGGTCTGCTTGATCTGTATTATAACTCCCCACGCTCCTCATCGTGTAGGTGTGTGCAAATTCTGCTGCTGTCCACCCTTCAAACCTCTCACGAATGAGTTGAGACGAATTATAAGATATAAGTTGAGGACCAATAAACCGATCACACTTGACAGCAAAATGGTCATGGTTAAATCCTTTGTGCATGTTTCCACGCTTACCATATAGATTGGATCCGATCTCATAGGGGGGATCAAGGTACGTAAAGGCGTCTTTGTCATCAGTAAGGAGTTGTTCATAAGACTTGTTAGTAATTTTCCAATTGCCAATCAACTTCTGATAATCTGTTAGTCGTTCAATACCTGCAAGGGAGAAGTTTGAATCACTTGCTTGTTTTGAGAAGGAGGATGACTCAGTAAGACCCGAAAAACTGCACTTATTAACAACGTAGAAAGAAACAGCACGCCATATGTTTTCAGTATACGGTGGGAACTTAGTCGTTGCCTGAGACCCTGAAAGATATTCTTTAGCGTCCAGGAAAAGTTTCTTAGCGGAAGTGGGGTCAGGGTGCCTTTGTTTAAGTTGGAGCAGGATGTTCTTAATTTCATTACCATTGTCCTGTAGTTCTCTCCAGAAGTTATAGAGAGGTTCGTATAAATCATTGACCCAAATGTCTAGACGAGGATACCTCTTAGACACTTCTAATGCTACGCTACCACCACCAAGAAACGGTTCACGATATTCTTTGTAATCTTTAAGATCAGGGATATACTGAAAAAGTTTTGACAAAGCGCGACTCTTGCCACCAGGATAGCGGAGAGGAGTCTTTAGTGATTTCAAAGTGGTTGCCATAATTAAAAAGATCTTTCAAAATAGATGTTAAACGCTACACTAATTCTAGTCTCATCGGACGTGTTAGTACAGACACCATGCTGCAGAAAACCAGGGAACAAGTATATTGCACCATTGCATGGTTGGTATGACCGCCTATTAGACAGTTGAAAAAATGGATAAGCAGCACTCAATGCAGGGAATGGACTGCTGACAAAAAAGTCTCCATGTGAATTATCTACTTTGTAGTAATACACACCAGAGAGATCAGCATCTCCATGATCATGGATGTGTGCATAATCATTTTTCTCAAACAGAGATACCCATGAAGAATTAATCTTCACACGCATCGAATCCTTATAGTTTGGGTTTGAATCAAACCTAACATCATTCATGAATTGATCTACATGTTTGTAGATCTCTTGCTTAAATTTGATGAGAGCATTGTCTTCAATAAAATTATCCAGGAATGTTGCCGTGGATAATTTGTGTGTGCTACCCCAACCTTCAATTGAATTTACCATAGTTCTTTCTATGGCAGGATGCAGTTCTTCTTGAATTGCATCTACATCATCTACAAGTGCCCTGTAAAATGGGATAGAATATAAACTTTCAGTCGTCATCGTATGTGGGAGGGTTATACTTTAGATACTCACGAAAGATATGTTTCATCTCTCGCTCAGTCATGCCGCAATGCTTAGCAGCATTAGGTAAGTTCATTGTAGCATGAAACAAAGCATCATTTGCCTCTTGCACGTTTTCGGGTGTTGTCTTTACTGGCGGCGTTTTTAAGTATTCTTTTGTAATGTCGATCAGGTTCTTTTTCAAGGCGCTCAAGCATTTCCTCCATCATAATAAATTTAGGTTCCTTCTCGATGAATTTGAGTAGCGTCATTGAAACTCACAACTCATCATGATCTCAGTCAAACATGCAAGCATATTGACTTCCTGATCAGGAACAATAGCAATGTCCCTCATGTACTTAGCAATGATAAGAACTGCCTCAGGGATAGAAGCAGGTTTCATTACAGTGTAAATGCTGTCATAGATCTTACGCATCACCATGCTGGGGTCATTGTCCATGTGCTGAACAACCCAGTTCTTGACATTGGTGAATTCTTTTTTCTTCAAAGAAGACAACAGAGTGTCAAGATTAACGTCAGCAACATCAACCAATATGGCAGAGTTGATACTACCTGTAGCAGCATAACGCTGACACTCATTAATAAGACGACGCCAATCAGGATAATAACGCTTTGTAAGCTTGGCAAGGACTTTATCCTCATACTGGATTTGTTCATGATCCAGAATGGTTTTGAGGCGAGTGAAGAACTGCCCTTGCAAACCAGTCGCTTGTTCTGGTTTGATTCTAAAGTCAACGACCGTGCAACGTGAATGCAGCGGTTCGATAATTTTATTTATAAAATTGCAGGTGAAGATAAAACGACAGTTGCCATGGAACTCTTCCACAGCGGTCCTGAGGGACAGTTGAACGTCGTTAGTGGTGTTGTCTGCCTCGTCGATGATGACGACCTTGTGGGACGCTCCAGAGGTCAGAGAGATCGTTGTGGCAAACTGCCTCACACGGTTCCTCACGGTGTCTAAGAAGCGTCCTTCATCGGATCCATTGATCACGATGTAAGAGGCACCAATCTCCTCACACAGCGCCTTAGCGATGGTAGTCTTGCCCACACCTGCAGTGCCGCTAAGCAGCAGGTTAGGCAACTCACCTTGATTAACAAAACCCTGAAAGACATCTTTGATGCTGTCAGGGAGAATGCAGTCTTCAACAATGTTGGGTCGATACTTCTCAACCCACAGAAACTCTTTACTCATTCAAGTGGTCGGGTAAATGATTTAGAAATGATGTCCGAGGCATTGAACATCAGTTGCATATACTCTACACCCTTCTTGGGTTTAGTATGCTCACCGCATGTGAAAATATCACACACCGCCATGCCTTTCTCAGGCCACGTATGAATGCTGATATGGGACTCAGCAAGCATGGCAACACAAGTTACACCTTGAGGATCAAACTTGTGCGAATGAAGTGCAAGCAATGTTGACTTACACTTTTTGGATGCTGTGTAAACAATATCCCTAACGAACTCTTCATCATTCAGAAGATCTTTCGTACAACCCTTTAAGGTAAAAAGGATATGCTTCAAGGTTCCAGTGCGACATAATACGTGAGATCCAGACTGGTGTTTGACCACTCTGAGATAAGGTGCTTGGAGACTTTGACAGTATAGTCGCCAGCGAGAACACGAATGTTGTCAATCTTGACATCCAAAGAATAGGTGCCAGTAGAACAACCACCCACGGTGAGATCGTAAGTATTGCTGGTATCATTTTCCTTGTCACGAAGAATAATTTTGATAGTATCTAGTCCTTCTTCAGACTGGAAAGTCAGGTCTGGAAGACCGTACACAGCAGATGCTTTCTGCAATGCAATCAAATCATCACCCGTCAGATTGAACTGGAGATCTGCACCAGGGAAGTTTACATTCTTTTCTGGAGCACTCTTGAGCGTAATTTCTGGATCCGAAAAATAATACTTAGCAGACTGACGCCCCCCACGGATGCTAACAAAATCGCTACTGGTAAATTCGAGCTGAGGATCGTTAAACAGAGAGATGCCGCTAAGAAACTGACTGAGATCATAAATTGCGAAGTCAGTAGGAAACACCTCCTCACCAGTGAACTTTGCGAGGATATTCTCTGCGTTAGAAATAGTTCTAACCGTGGATCCTTTACGGAAGACAATAGAGGAATTGATGTTGGAAAAGTTTTTGAGGACATCAAGGGTTTTTTTAGATAGGATAACTTTACTCATTGATTGTAGGATTCAGTAATAGCGGACTTGTCTGAGAAGTGAAGAAGAAGGAGACCGTAGTGCAGGATCTTGATAATGTCCCGACGTGCAGTTCCTTTCTTGTCGTAGCGAGAAGCATACTTGAGGATGTTGCTTCGGCAGAATGCTTCAGCATCACCACATGCTTCGATCAAGTCTAACGTTTGAATACTGTCATTGCCAGCAGAGTAATGTTGGTTGTAAGTTCCAGAGATGTAATCACGTAGCTCCTGTAGGAGTTTATCTTCATCATATTTAAATGCCATTCAGCGGTTCCAAATTAGGCGTAGGTTATCATGGTAGCATTCTTCAACGTTGCCGTCAAGATCTTTGACAAACAACTTCAGACCTTCGCCACCTAAGATCCGAACAGTCTTGCCACTGTCAAGAATAGCAAGATGATTGACATAGCCGTGAAACTTATCAGTCATTAGGTTCGGCATCTTCTTCCTCCGTAGAAACATCAGCATCAATTTTATCATACAATTCAACGAACGACTGCTTGGTCTCATCATCGAAACGATTTACACAAACCTTGATTGCCTTCATACGATCACCCCAGATAGCATATGCTCGCATGATGTGAACAAGACGACGGGTGGAGATAACTTCATCAACACCACCTTCACGGAAGGTGCGACGAATAATGTCTCCCCAGTTTGCAAGGTTGGTGCAGAACTCTTCATCATGCTTGCCAAGAGAAGCAGCAACACGCAGCAGAATCTTAGTCTCGATGGCAGGGGTAGGATACTCCTGCTCAAAGGTCAGTGCAAAACGCTCAAGGAATGCTTCATTGAGAACGTTGGTGCCGATGAAGCGACCATCATCAGAACCCTTACCCTTGGTGTTGGCAGTAGCGATGATGTTGAAACCAGCGGCAGGTTTGACATAACGACCAGTTTTCTTCAGGAATACACCCTTGCCTTCCAGAACAGATTGAAGACACAGGATCTTGTTAGAGGCAAGGTCAACTTCATCTAGAAGCAGCACAGCTCCCCGTTCCAGAGCTTCGATGACTGGACCATTATGCCAAACAGTTTCGCCGTTAACAAGACGGAAACCACCAATAAGATCATCCTCGTCGGTTTCAATGGTAATGTTAACGCGAATCAACTCCCTATTTAGAGCAGCACATGCTTGCTCAACAGAGAAAGTCTTACCGTTTCCTGACAGACCAGTGATGAACGTAGGGTAGAAGATACCAGACTTGATAATCTTCTTCACGTCAGTGAAGTTGCCAAAGGGAACATAGGTATCATCCTTGTCAGGCACAAGGTTCTGCTCAACTGCTTCCATAACAGCAGGGGTAGCAGCAGGTGCTTCGTAGGTCTGCTCAAGACGCTCAGCAACAGTCAAGTTCCAAGTGCCACGCTTGACATAGAAGTCGCGCAGACGCTTGACAGCAGTAGGGTAGGTGACACCAAAGTGATCACAGGCAGAACGAACATGATTAGCATTGATATCATTGCCATAGGTTTCAGACAGGTAAGAAGTAAGTTGGGCAGTGGTCAGGTCAGACTTGGCAGGCATCGGTTTGTTTCGTATGAAGTAAGTATAGGGCAGAGTGAGGCAGAGTCAGGGCAGAGTGGACAGTTCGTCAAGCGACATACTCAATGAAAGAACTGAGGAGTTTTTTGTTAGTTGACTTCTTACCAAGCATTTTTTTAAATGCCTTGGTGATCTCGCCTTTGCTAGCACCAGTCTCAACGTCAAACTCAGCATCTTGATTCAGAGAGTTGTTGTTGATAACATACAAGGCACTATAGCTCTTAGGCATAGGGAGGATAGCAGAACGTTCCTTCTTCCATTGCCGCTGAACCTTGTCATACTGAGAGATGTCAGCGTATTGGGAAACAAAACTAGAGAGACCAGTGCCACCCATAATACGAAAACCAATAACGTTTACACCAGGATTCCTGTCATGGACTTGAGTGATAAAGTTGTTAGTCATCTCTGCCCATCCACCACCTGAAGGATAGGTGCGACCAGTCTTACGATCACGCAGAATGGTGTAGTGATCCACACGGCGAGGACGAACATAATACTCATCCTTGTGATCGTTGTAGAACTTGCGACCATAAGTTGCCTGACATGATTCACCATCAGTCAAGACACAGACATTGACTTTCTGCAGATCGTTCTGTTGTTTGAACTCAGGAATCATGTAGTTGAGCATGACAATCGCTTCGTTCAAAGGAGTGCCAGACAAAGTTACACCTGGGGTGGTGTGATAAGTGACGTGATACGCATATGCATATGCTTCACGATAAAGATTAAGACACATGCGCTCGTAATCTTTAGAGTTAGAATTGGAAGACACAAAGTTGATCAGATGAAATCGACCTTTGTTCAGGAAGATTTTACCTTCAGTGCAATCACATTCTTCTTCATTGAAATAATCATAGCGATCAGTATTGTTCTTGATACGTTCTACAAGACACCACTCATTAGTAAATGCATAAACCTCAAAAGGAATATGGACTTTCTTACAGAATGCAGTCAGGTTCAGCAACTGCTTGACTGTCCCAAACAGTTCATTGCCCATAGAACCAGACCAGTCAAGAATAAAGATCATGCCATGGTTCTTACCGTCAGGAAGAACCGTTACTTTTTTGAAGAGATCTTCATTGTACTTGTAAGTGTGTAGCTTAGAAGTATCAAGCACACCAGTCTTAGATTGACCAGCACGAGCGTAAGCGTCAGCAGACTTACGGCACTCAAACTCTTTAACAAGATAACTTACCTCCTTCTGAGATTCTTTACGAAACTTCATATAAGATTTATCTACGTTGTAGTACCGATCGTCATCATCAAACCGCTGACGGAACTCATCAATCCATGCATGTACTTCTTTCCAGTCAGCAATGTAGTCAGAAGTGTCTACAGTATCTGGAATTTCAACGTAATGAATATTGCTAGATGACCAACGATCAGTTAGATCTTGAGCAGATGAATCAAACGAACGTTGGGTTTGAGACGTATTTCCACCAGAAGGACCTTCTACATCTTCTTCCTCTTCTTCCTCGTCTTCTTGTTTTTCAGGTCCTTCAATTGGACCAGCATTGTTGATACCTGCCATGGGGTTATTTTGCTGCTCAGATTGTTCGTCATCGACACTTTCGGTTTCAGACTCAGCAGACCCTGGTGGTTGGAACTCAGGAGTTTGTTCAACAACTTTCTCTTGCTTAGAAAACTCATACACATCGACAGCAATCTGACAGACTTCCTCAAAAGTCTCAGCGACATCAGTGCGAGCGACGAACACCTGCTCCTCAATAGAGAAGGGGATCATGGCACTAGAACCAACCTTGAAGTGTAGGTTAATACGATCAATCAGACTCAGTTTGCTGAGATCTTCATCAGCAATACCAAAGAAGTCTTGATCATTCAGTTCTTTATAACCACCAGCAAAAGACTTACGCAGACCAGGATACTTACGCTTCATCAGTTTCTCGATGCGAGCATCCTCAACAACGTTTACAAAGTCCTTAGGGCAGTCAGCAATCTCACGCCAGTCTTCGTTAGGAGTAAAGAGAGCATGACCAACCTCATGACCGACGAGCATGTCATACACAGTGCTGCTAGCACGATCCCAGTTAGGCAGGGTCAGGATGCGACGATCCACGTCAAAGGATGCTGTGGTGGTATTGCGATGCTCTACAATCAGGTTCTCAGTAGCGAGCAGTCGTGCCAGGTTGCCTTTGATCTCTTGGTTCATGTCCCTGTTGCGTTGATGAACATAGTATATACAAAAAAAGAGGTGCCCGTAGGCACCTCAGTCCAGTTCCGAAACTGTCTCCTGGATGACAGAGAAGTTCTTCTCCTTCACCGCAGTGAGTGTTCGATCAAATTTTCCATCTAAATTTTCTCTATGACTGATAACATAAACGTTAGAGTTATCATCGAAATTACGGATGATCCAACTAAGATCCATACCACCTTGCTGATCGAGTGAACTATCAAAGATCTCATCCAAAATCAAAAGGTTAGTATCCACAGAATTCTTGAGCTTAGCAATGCTACGCCAAGTAAGCAGAAGAGCGATATCAATACGAGATTTTTCTCCTTCACTAAAACTGTCATATGAAAACACATCACGATATCTAGACTTGATTATCTCTTCAAAGTTCTCATCCAAGGTAAAGTTGACATAAAAGTCCATACGCTGGAGATACTGATTGATGAGTTGGTTCATCGCTGGGAGATAGGTCTTAATGATCCTAGTCTTGATCCCGTTGTCCTTGAGCAACTGTGATGCCGTTGTTAAAACATCTCGGTCTTTCTTTGAATTAGCAAGTTCACTATTCAAAGATTTCTTGTCATTGACAAGACCTTCCAACTTAACAAACTCTGCTTTCTTGTCTGGGTTGGTTCCCTGCAACTCTTTGATCTCTCCTTCGATATCAGAAATAATTTTCTTGATAGAAGTAATCTGAAAATTAGACTGACTGATCGATGCATTCAACTGCATGACTTGATCAGACAATTTAGTAAACTTATGCTCGCGTTCTTCTTCTTTTGCTATCTCCAGCAGAAGATCTTCGACGCCAGTATTCATTTTATTTAACTCGTTAGCACCTTCATCAATCTTTTCTTGTCTAAAATCTTCATCTAACTCCTGTGTACAGGTAGGACAGACATGATTGTCAGCAAAGAAATCATGCTCTTTCTTACAGTTGTTTAACTTAGATTGAATTTTAAGAAGAAAAGTGTTTAACTTCTTTAACTTTGTTGTACTATTTGCCACCTCCTTCATATCTTCAGAATGTTTTTGTACTTCAGAAGAGAGACGCGCAATTTCATTATGGAAATTGTTTTCATCTAATAACAATTCAGAGATTTTGTTTTCCTTACGGGTGATCTCTTCTTTTGTTTTCTTCTCCAACTCAAGCATATACTTTTTTTGCAGATCGATCTTCTCTTCTAGGAGATGAATCTGATAGTCTAGTGTCTTGATCTCTTCGTTATTCTCCCTGACCTTATCCTTGAGCAGGACATTCATCGTAGAGAACACTTGGATATCAAGAATGTCTTCAATGATCTCGCGACGTTGTGCTAGTGGCAGACGCATGAACGGCACAAACGTGGAGGATCCCAACACCACAATTTGTGTGAATGACTTGTAGTTCATCTTGAGGACGTTCGCCTCAAAGTTCTTTTGCTGTTCTACCAGTGTGCTCTCCTGGTTCCACAACTGATCGTTGCAGTAGATCTCAAACTTGTTTGGTTTGACACCACGAATTACTTTGTATTCTTTGCGACCTACACTGAACTCGATTTCAGTAAGGCAATCTTTCTCATTGATACTATTGACCAACATGGGTTTGTTGATCTTACGAAATGGTTTTCCAAACAAAGAAAAGGTAAGAGCATCCAAGATGGTACTCTTACCTGCGCCGTTGCTACCGATGATTAGATTAGTCTTTGATGTTTGTAGATCAACTTCACTGAATACATTACCCGTTGATAGAAAATTCTTCCAGCGGATTTTTTTAAAAATAATCATTCTTCGGGATCGTCAGGGGGTATCAAAAAATCGTCAGGGGTAATGATAGAGAACTTATGTCCTCGTTCTTGACATGCTGTAATTATAACATGATCGTCAACTTCCACAATCTGCATGGGTGGATAATCTTCATCATCCTCTAGCATCATGTGATAGCGAAGAGCGTCATCTTCTTCCTCAAAGATAGGAATCACCCTGTCTTCGTCGTCATCAAAGACAGAATATACGCCGTCAGGGTGATCTTCTAAGGTTACGATAAACATCTCACGCAACGTTGCAACTTTCAATATATAGAGATCTCATCAGACCCTTTAGATCCGACTTGTCTACGGACATCTCTACCTCATCAATATACTCATTAAGTAAAGTCAATGTATCTTTTGTAGAGATATCAATGTCTGCAGTGTCTTCTTCGACAAGTGTTTCTACAATCTTGACATCGTGAACACCTACGTTGTAAAGACGATCAACCAGTGTTTCAAACATCTGGTAGTTCCGCTTTTCTTCAACGACGATCTTGATGTACTTGTCCTTATAACCAGACACATCTTGTTTGTTGTAGTCCACACTTGCGTCGTCATAGAAGATTTTGTCGAAGATCTCATAGGGATTTGCGACAAACTTAAGTTTATCACTTTCAGTATCGTAGATATGGAATCCACGGCGGTCTTTATAATCATTCCAGTACATCTGGTAAGGGTTGCCAAGGTATTGAACATTACCCTTCTTAGACTTGTGATGATAATGTCCAGACCATACACGTTGGAAGCGATGGAATTTTCCTGCATCCATTCCATGATCCATCCTCATGCCAGGTGTCACCTCAAACCCATTGAGTTCTAGATGACCACAGCAGATATCTGCTTCGCTTGTCTCAAGCAATCCAAAGATCTCTTCCTGGTTTTCTTTATTGATCCAAGGCAACATCAAAAATACTTTCTTACCCATAAGGATTTCTTTGGGTTCAGAATAGATTTTGATATTTTCATACTGCTCTAGAAGAAGTTCTGGAGAGTTGATACGATTGGTGTTCTTGTAATACGTGCAGTGGTTGCCCAGCAGCATGTGAACTTCGTATGGTTTCAATCTCTCGAAATAATTTTCACGCACACGGTGAAAAGTATTAAAGTCCATAGACTTTCGATTATCAAATGTGTCGCCCAGATCAAAGACGACGCTGATACCTTCTTTCTCAAGCGTTGGAAAAAATACTTCATCATAGAATTTCTGGAAATAGTTCCAGAATGCAAGAGAACCTTTGCGACCATCTAGGTGCTGGTCTGTAATGATTGCAATCTTCATTGTGGTTTATGATCCTTCATGCCATCATGATTACCATCGCCTGGCAACTTACCGTATGCTAGGTATTCTACTGCTTGTAAAGATCCTTCTAGACGATCTAAGTCCTTACAGATTTGTACATACTCAGCGTATGCTTCATACAATTCATCTGCTCTAGCAGTTAGTTGAGCAGTTCTCTTATTGAAACGCTCAAGCAATTGTTCATAATTTTCAGTTGATTTCATAATTTACCTCCAACGGTTCCATCGAATGGTTTGGACGTTCTACAGTTTGCCCAGTTAGTATTGATACCTTCCAAGTGAAATCTCGTTCCTGCAATACAAGCTTCCCTCGTAAGTGCGGTGATGTACGCCGTGCCATCCTTACCGTAGCTAGACCACGTTCCAAAGCGTTTTTGTTCAACACGGAATTCTCCCCACTCAGTTTCAAACCATTCATGTTCAGCAATTTCAGGGTGTTCACTCATCGATTCATTCTTGTTTCAATATTTTCTTTAATACTGCCCATGTCAGAATAGGATGCGTTCATACCAGACATACTACCATCATAAGAGTCAGTGTGCATAACTTCATCATACCCAGACTTCTCAAGAACTCTTTGTTTAATCTCTAGTTGCTTTTTCTCTTTTTGAATACGGCGGAGGAAAGCGTAGTAAATGATTTGTGTGAAGTAGGCAAACGGGTTCTTTGATTTCTCTGGATCAAAGTTGTCAATGTACTGTAAACAGTTCTCAATACCATCACAGATCATGTCCTCACGGAACATGTAATTGACAAAGTTTGGTTTATAAGATAGGTGTGTTGCGATCTTTAGGAAACACTCACCAAGGTAGTTTGTAACACGAGGACGTGGTTTACCCAGTTCCTTCGCTTTATGAACCTTGCTGCGATACTCAGTAATGGCAGCAAGGAACTCCTTGTTATTGACGTAATACTCTGTTTGTTTTCTTTTTGCCATTACTGTGTATGCCACGATTTAACTCACATATCATGTATAAAGTATACCACTGTGTCAGTGATCTGTCAAAGGGGGTTGACAAATCCTCAGAACCTCAGTAGGATAACTCTGTCAGGGTTCAAGAGAAGTAGTAGCTATTAGCTTTTATTAAATAGATCTTCTAGAGTTTTCTTCATCTCTTTTACTGAACCTAGATACCCAGATCCTCTAGGTAATTTATTCCCTCTTCCTGCTAGCGATTTTCCGCTCTCTAGTCGGGTGAGGGTTTTTTCATAGAAATCTACAATCTCACCCTCAACCTCAGACATAGTAAGTACGTGATCTCTCTTGATCACGAACATGTCTTCAAACGTTGCACTGATCCATTCTTTCAATGCAAATCCTGTAACCTCTAGTGATCCTTTTCTTTGTTTTGCATTCTCTACAATAAGAGGACGCTCCAACATAATTTTATCTTCGTCAGGAAGATAGCAGATTTTAGATACTAATTCTTCGCCTGATAATAATTTTATTGTTGCATAGAATTCTTCTTCCATATTTAATTTGCTCTAAGGTTTACTTTTATAACCTCATACTTAAAGTTCTCTTCATTGTAAATGTTAACTCGTTCATTCAAATGACGAAGGGTGTAGTTCTGCCCGCCAATGTCGTCAGCGATGTCATACAAGGTTGCAATGTCTTTGCCTTCGCCTTTCCTGAGGACACGTCCGATGGACTGGAGGTTGCGGATGCGCGACTTACTTGGGGATGCAAAGATAATATTGTGTAGTCGTTTGATGTTGATGCCTGTAGAAAACGTGCCGTAAGATGCAAGAATAATTGCATTATTCTCTGTCTCAGTAATCTGCCGTACCTGTTCTCTGTCTTCTACATCAGTACCACCATGAACAAAAAATAGTTTTCGCTCGGGGTCTATAGTGCTATTTATCAAATCAAAAAGTGGTTCCCCATGCTTCTCGATATAATTGAACAACACAAGAGTGTTGCCATCCATATCATTGACTAAATTTTTAATCAGATTATTTCTACCACGATGTTCTACAAGATACTCCATCTCATCATGATATGATTCAAAGTATTGCGGAGCGTGCTTACACAACAACACTTTGATTCTAAACTTGCTAAGATATCCTTCTCTGATTAAATCATCTGTTTTAGTCACACGCTCACAGTTGCCAAACAATCCCTCAAGCACCCACTTATGAGTCTTGGTTCCGTCTAGAGTACCAGTGAAACCAAAGCGATACTTTGCGTTATGCAACTTTGTCATGATTCCCGTGAGGGACTTCGACTTAAATAGGTGTGCTTCATCACCGATAACACAGTCAATATCATCAAAGTATCTTTTGGGAAACTTGTAGATTGACTGCCAGGTTGAAATAATAATTGGTTTATCCGTATTTTTATCCTTGCCCGAATATATCTTATGCACATGGTCGTCAGCATTCCATCCGTAGTCATTAAAGTCATTGACCATCTGTTCTACCAAGGACGTAGTAGGGACGATGATGAGCGTCTTCTTGTCGGTAGCAGTATAGTATCTGACGAGGGAATAGATCATCAGAGACTTCCCAGAACCCGTAGGAGATAATAGAAGTTTGCGGTTATTTTTTATCGCTTCATAGACCGCACGGTACTGATAGTCGCGTGGAGTAATTCCCGCTCTGGTGATCTTGTCCATAAAGGTTTTGATGCCACGAGGAGAGACAAAATTATTTGTCTCTTCAACATCTCCATACCAATCATTCTTTTCATATTCAATCTGATACTGTCTTTCATCTGCCCAAACTTTTAGGTGCTCCATCAACCCACCATAAAGTTCGCCTGTACCTGGGGAGTACAGACGAATCGTTCCGTCCCAGTATTTGTATCTGGGGTTCTTCTTTAGGAATTTTGCTTCGGGAACCTCAAAAGAAAAATAGTCCGAGAGCTCATGATGAACATGAGGTTCTGCAGACTGAACGGTAACATAGACTTCGTTTTTCTTTTTGATACTCAGGGTGGTCATCATTGTCCATTTACGAATTTCTCCCACTCAATGGCACTCTTGATCTGAAAACCTCTATTGGAAATTTGCTTCATGACTTGATCAAGCCAGTAAAGCATTTGCTCTAGATATTTGATCTTTGCTTCTAGGTTGATGATCTCATCATCACTCTCTAGATAGACCTTCATCTTTTCGGAAGTCTTGATAGATGATCCAAACGGTTTAGCGGCGTATGTCTTAGCGTCTGCTTCGCCAGAGTAATACTCACGCTTCTCTCTTACCGTCTTACGGATCTCAAACTCCAGCGAGGTTTTGATCTGCTGAATGTCAGTGTAATGGTTTAAGTATTTATTATGTTGAAAAGGGATGTCTAACGCGAGTTGTCCCAGATCTGTGGTATACTGTTTGTTCTTAAATTGAAAGTCAACTGCAGAATCTTCTGCCCAGTCTTCTCTCAGTTTTTCAAATTTATTACGAAGAGATTCAAAATTCATAAGGGTCGTGAGTCTTTATCAAGTAAGAACATTTGTTGATGTTTGAACGTCACCTCTGCGGTGATGTACTCCACATCAGTCATTGTAGCATCAAACTGTAGAGCGGACAAACTGATAGGGAAGATGTCTCTGAACTCTACAATGAATGCTGGGTTGAAATGAGAAGTTACGATATGAAGCAAACCATGTGTTAAGATATCATCCGATGCTGTAGTTCTCTGCATTTGATCTGCATTGCCATTATCGCGAATCCAACTGTGGATAGCATTGTAGTTCTTGAGATCTTCATCAACAATAAAAGATACAGAAAAATCCCCGAACGTTACTCCGCCTCCAGGAATGATAGGCAAGTTCCTAAATGGACTTGCTACCTCCGTAGTTGGCATCGTAAGTTCGGGGAGATTTGCTCTTTGACAAAAGAAGTCTACTCCTTCAAACTTTTCCAGTTTCAGGAGATAACCAATAGGGTTTAGAAAATTCCTATTGCTAGGTTGTTCCTTATACCAATCAGCAGACATGTCAACTTCCCAAGCTACTTAGTATTTATTCCTGGGACAAACATCATATCATTTGTTTTAGTAATCCAAAATGCGAGAGTGTATCTGTCAGATTCACATACCATATTGACCCAATGTTTTACACCACAAGAAGAAAACAATAACAACTTTCCTTTTTCTGGTTGGATCTCTGCATTCTCAAAACATGTTTGTCCTCCCTTGTAATCATCATTTAGATATATGATGGCAGCAAACAGATCTTGTGGATGATCATAGTGAGGTTTCATATGTGATCCTACAGACCAATGCACAATAGCAGTTGTCTCCAACTGTGCTAAATTTGATAATTGTCTAGAGAGTTTTTCTACTTTATATTCTATGTCTGGATATTTTCCGTTGACATAGAATGGTCTTTGTTCATTTGGTTTCGCTTCAGTGGTGCAATGTTGTTTATGCACGTTTATCAGATCATCGCAATACTCATCTGATAAAAAATTATTAATTTCAATCATGGATTATTTGGATCAAGTCCTAGGTCAATAAGATATTCTCTCCACCATGAATACTTTTCTTTCTTCCATTGTGGAACTGGTCTTCCTTGTTCAGAGTACCATTCTAATAGAGCAGCGTCAATTTTCTCTGAAATTTCCAATTGCCTAATCCTCTTTTGTAGAATGTCCATTTGCATTGATGATTTTTTCCAGTTGTTTCCGAATATCCGCAGAACGTTGCTTATCACGTTCCGTATGCTTATACCCATATTTACCATGGAAGATAGCATGACCTTGACAGAACATCGTCACGCCAAACACCAGTGCTAAGATTATTCCTATCCATTCAATTATAAGTGTATGTTCAACCATGGTGCTATTGGTGGAATTACTCCGATAAGTCGAAGAAGACCCTCAGCAAAAAGTGCAAGAACAACCCAACCAACACACATAGAAATAATTCCAGCGTTGCGATTGTGTTTGCGTATTGCATCGTCAATCATCTCCTGAACTTCTTCCTTCGTTATCGTCGGTTGTGGTTCGGTCTTCGTTATACCAAAAATCTTCCCAATCTTTTGCTGAATTTGTGACATCTTCCCACTCAGGTTCGTATAGAGGACAAGGTTCTTCCATCAAAGTTTCGTTCTTCATTTTTAAAATTTCTTCATAAAGTTTGTTCATGTTCATTCGTCTTCCTCCTCTTCATCATCCCAGACGATGTAAGGACCGTGTTGCATTCTTTTTAACTTTTCAGTTTCAGCACGGAATGATGCAGTCTCCGTAATCCAGAGAGCAAGTTTCATTACGATGAAGATCACCACTAGAGGTGATAGGCACAGTAGTAAAACTAAAGAGGGATTCATGAACCGTATTCGTTGATGGTGTCTAGCACCCTATTGAGAGCGTCATGTGCTCCGTCATGCCAGTCTCCTGACTTGTCAGAGTGTTGCCCATCATATAGTGCTGTCTTCATCTTATAGACTCTTGCGAGGATGTCAACCTTATCCAGTCTTCCACGAGGCATAATCATTATGAGAACAGATGCTTCTACTATTTAAGCATAAAAAAAGGGACCCCGCAGGGTCCCTGTGTTGATATGTAAACAATATCACATGAGGTTCTTGACAAGAACACGTCTGTAATACTGGTTGCGGGAAGCGGTAAGCGTTTCCTGATCGGGTGTACCGTTCGCCTGTGTGACGAATGGGTTCGCGACCATGCCGTAGCGGGTCTTGAATCCAATCTTAGGCTGGAAGGTGTTAGGATCGATGCTTCTGAGCATCTGGAGGGGTACATATGGGCAGTAGAAGAGACCTGCGTCATATGGGGAGGAACCCTTATAACCAGCAACATAGAAGTGGCTGTTGGAAACGTTAGCAGAATAAGGATCAACGTAGACCTTAATGCGACCGTTCATGGTTCCGACGAGGAGGTTGCCAGTGTCATCGACTTCACCGATGGAAGGACCGCCTGCGCCAGTTAGACCTGAGGAGTAGTCAAGGACACCAGACATTGCGAGTGCAGAAGCAACATCAGCAGATGTCATGATGAAGTTGCCCTTTCCTCTACGAGTTTGCTGCGCGATAGCGTTAGCATCTCTTTCGATCTGGAACATAAGTCCCTTGAACTTCTCAACCGACCAGCGACCGTTGGAGTCAACGTCGAGGTCAAAGATGCCAGCGTTAGCAACGTTGTTCTGAGCACCAGGCTTAGCAACGGTGTAAACAGTTCTGACAACTTCACGGTTGATCTCAGCAAGGATCTCGCTAGAAAGAAGGTTAGCGAGTTCTTGCTCAGCGTCTAGACCATGGATCGCCTTGAGGTCTTGTGCGAGTTCCAAGGTGTACTCAGCTTTGAGTGCTCTGGTACGTGCTTGTACCGAAGTCTTCTCGATGCTGAAGGACATCTCGTTGAACAAGGTTGAACCTGAACCTAGGGTCTCAGCGTTCTCTCTTGCAATTCCTCTCTCGCCGCGCTCATAGGTGCCGCTGTCGTTGAGGAGACCAGGGTTAGCGTCGGTAGTGCCGCCGTCACCCTTAGGATTAACGTCGTCAGATCCGAGGGGAGTGTTGTCGTATGCAGCTGCACCTGCAGAAGATGCAGAGAAGTTGGTGTCAGGCTCGTTGTAGAGTGCCTCTTTACCAGCACGAAGTGCAGCATCCTTATCCTGGTAGTGGCTCTTCATTGCGAAGATCAAACCAGTAGGACCAGACATTGGTTGAACGCCACAGATGTCATACGCAACCAAGTTAGGCATTGCGCGACGGATGAGGCTGATCATTACAGGGTCGAAACCTGCAAGACCACCAGTTGCTGGGGTGTTTGCTAGGCTATCACCAGATAGACCAGCAGGTGCGATAGCGCCAACGGTGTTGGATGCTTCGTTGATCATACCACGCTCTTCGCGTAGCTGCTTTTCGGTGTTTTCTAACAGAACAGCGGTAACACTCTTTCTATAGTTGTCTTTGATGGCACCAGCGCCTTCATGACCTAGAACAGGTGACCACTTTTCGGTTAGAGCTTTTGAATTAAACATTGTTTTGCTCTTGAAAAAATGGGGTTAAAATAATATCACTGCCAGCGATTGAGGGCGTTGAGATATTGTGCCATTGCTGGCGATACCTCAGCGTCTCCTCCTTCGACGGGAGTTTCATCAGCAATTTCTGCGGGTGCAGAAGCTGACTCTTTAAAGTAAGACTCCTTAATGGTCTTGACCTTTGCGGAGAATGACTCTTCCGAGACAAACTCTAGACCCTCAGCAAGTGCTGCGAGTTTTTCTTTCTGAGTATCTGCAAGTCCTTCTGACACGGTGGACAGAATATTGAGTTTGGCAGACTCATTAAGACGATTTTGTAGTTTCACATTTGCTTTGACCTGTTCGTCAAGGCGAGTTTCCATCTCACGAATAGATTCAGCCATACCCTCTACCACGTCAACCTTGTCGTCGGGGATAGAGATGTAGTGCTCTTCAAAGAGACCCTTGAGACCTGCGATGAAGTCTTCAGTGATCTCATTCTTGATACCACGGTCAACAGCAACTTGGTTTTGCTCCATCCATTGACCGATGGCGTAGTTGACCGTTCCGTTAACTTCTTCAGAGAGTTCAGACTTTGCAGTCTCTACTTGCTTCTCTACTTCGTTAGCGAAATGCTCAACAAGCTTGTCGTACTCTTCAGAGAGTTTTGCAGTTACAGCAGCTTCAAAGATTGTCTTTGCTTTTTCTGCAAACTCTTCAGAGAGTTCGGTTCCTTCTAGAAGTGCAGCAACGTCTGCAGACATATCGATCTCAAAACCTGCTTTGATTGGATATGTTACGTTGCCACCCATCTTGGTGCCATATGCTACTTCCGCGCCAACCGAGGGTGCAGCATCTTTTCCTGGTTTGCCAGCGGTTGAGGTAACACTGCTATCTTGGGAGATAGGTGCTGCCGCCTTAGCGCCAGGATTCTCAGCGCCATCTTCGTCGTTGCCGTGAAGAGGACCAGAGGTAGAACCTCCAAGATCTGCTGCTGCAGATTGTCCAGGTGCAACCGATGGTGCGACGGTTGGTGCAGGATCTTTGCCACCTGCGTTAGCAGTTTGGGCATCCGAAACTGCTGAGGGTTCACTACCAGTGCCAGGGATAACGTTAGCAGAAACCGTTGGCATAGGATCGCCAGCTTCTACAATCACCTTCTGCTCGGTAACGAACTCCTCAAACTTTTCGTTTAGCATATCTGACATTTGAGTTTACCTCGTAATTTCCGTATAATTAATCTAAGTTTATTTATAAATCA